TTACGGAAAATGATATACAGGCGGAAATTAACAGACTAGCAAAAGACAAGTCTCCAAAGACCGTATTTAACTATTATACCTTCATAAAATCGGTCCTTAATACTTTCCGGCCTGACTTTACCTTCAAACCTACATTACCCGAAAAACAAATCGTAGAGCCTTATATCCCGTCTGACGATGAGGTTAAAAGGTTTTTATCGTACATCAAAGAAAACCGCCCTAAATACTATGTCCTAGTGATTTTGGGGGCATACGGTTTAAGGCGCAGTGAGATAATGGCTATTACTGCCGATGATCTTGAAGGAAATATACTACACATCACAAAAGCGAAAGTCTTAGACGAAAACAATAATTGGGTTATTAAGCCGCCAAAAAAGGCCAAATCAAAAAGGGACATTATTATACCGCAAGACGTTGCCGATCTTATCCGGGAACAAGGCGCCGCCTTTGATTATCACCCCGGCGATATTTCAAAAGTGATCAACACGGCCTGCAAGAAACTTGAAATTAAACATTTCACGCTGCATAAACTCCGTCACTACTTTGCGACAAAACTTATGTCCGAAAATGTTGACGTAATGACAGTGGCAGCACTCGGCGGATGGTCGTCTCCTGATATGATCTATAAGCGTTATGGCCATGCCGTTGACGAGAAAAAGAAAAAGGCGCTTGAAATAATTGACAAATCTGTCACTTAAAAAATCTCGGGGCAAATCGGGGCAAATTTTATTGCAATATATGGTTGCAACCCGCATAAAATCGTTGCCAAAACGAGCATCAAAAAAACGCTTGAAACAGGGCTTAACGCCTAGAAACAAGCGGTTTTAATGGCCTGCGGATAACAGGACTTGAACCTGCATACTATCTGCTAACCGTACTGATTTTACTGCTTTTGTAGGATTGACCGGGCAAGTCGGGGCACACTACGACTCTTTATACATAGTCTGTAATGTCTTAACCTCTAACGATTTTTCGATCTCCTTCTTGTGCAAATAATCGTACACTGCCAACATTTCAGCCGGGGGTTCTCCCTGTGTCTCCCTGTACCTCTTGATGATCTGTGTCACCTCGCCATGAAGAAGGTTCATGTGTTCCATTTCCTGTGTGGATATGTTATACAATGTCCGGGAAAGTTCGGGATATTCTTCCTTTACCTCCATTGCCATTGTTACATAACTTTTTGCGTCGCATAATTCTTCTTCGATTTTGTGGGATAAGGTCTCTATAATCTTCATTCCTTAACCCCCTTCAAACCGGCGTATATGTACCGAGCTGCGAAAGAAGGTACTGTGACTGTCCGTTGATCGCGTTGACCGTCTGACTCTGTAAAAGAGCAGCCTGCGCATCCTGTAAGCGGTTTTCAAGCATCATGGTTTTTATACCACAACAACAGCTTTCCATACGATAGCCGAGATCCGCGATCTGTGAGCTAACATTAGCAAAACCCGCCGCCATGCTATTTGATACCTGATTAAAGCCCTGTATAGCGTTCACAAGGTTTGAATTTTGTGTAGCCATCATAGTAGCCGTCTGATTATTGATAAGCTGCGCGGTCTCATAGTTGTTGTTTGCGCTTGAAAGCGATATTGCTCCAAGAGCCTGCTGTGTTGACTGGTTGTTGATAGCGGAATTGACATCAGCCATTGTTGCATAACCGGCCATTGTAGCGTTTCCACCGCCAAAACCAAAGTTACCACCACCGAAAAGAACAGCGATGATCAAGAAGGCGAATATCCATCCACCACTAAAAGTTGAGTCTCCCATAATTTAGTCTCCTTTCTTTGTTATTTGGGTATATTTGAATTTGCAAATCCACGAATTTGATCCGCCAACTGTTCCATGTTGACGTTGTTCTTCTCACAAAGGGCCTTTGCCGTCCCTTCTAGGTTGTCAAGATCAAGGCCCTGTAATTGTGGGTTTGTATTTGCAAGGTTTTTAAGAAATGTCTGCGGGCTTTCTCCGCGCATCATAGCGCCCATTGCCTGCATCATCATTGAATTGCCGCCAAACATATAAATACCCCCTATTCATTCTCGTAAAAGCACTCTCCTTCTCCGATCACATCCAAAACCACGTTTAACACCGTGAGAATGTGTAGAAGGGGTATGCCGTGAACATCAGCACTTTGTATGACTTTTTCGTATAGTTTCTTAATATCCATACTTAAATTATGGCAATAAAAAAAGGCACTCTCCATACACATAAAATGTACAAAAAGTGCCTCATTTCTGCCGGATTATAATACCCGCCTTATCTTCTTATTTACTTTTTGACTGATCTTGTTTATGCCTGTAACAGACATATCAAGCGTTTCCGCTATCTGTTCTAGCGGTACTCCCTGACTCCGTAGCTCAAATAATGTCCTCTCGTTTCCTACAAAATTACACGCGTCCCGGAACATATCTAGTTCCGGCTTTGTAAAGTCTGATATTATCATACGGCCCCTTTCCCTTCTCCTTGCCCGTAGTTTATCATCGGGCATTAGAGAAGGAAAGTTCCAGTAATGGAAGGGGTTTCATGTATGGTTTAATTATTTGTAAAGTGTTCCAGCAAGGAAATAGTACTGATCATCGGGTAGCGCCGTAACATACGGATTATCGCTATTCAATAACGCATCACTCTCGGCCTTGCTAACCCTGCCGTTACCGTCGGTATCTGCAAGGTATTTCAGCATATAGTAATTCCATAACCCGTCATAACCACCCATATCATACATTGCTTTTGGGGTTTTCTTAAACTTATCAGGGTTAAGCCCGCCGATTATACGTCCCTTCTGCTCATTGCTAAACGTAGGATCGTCTATAAGGTAAGCAATACGGTCCGGGTTATTCTCAAACCCTTGCGCTCTGTAATCTGCATAAGCCTGTATTGAGGCAGGATCATCACCGGCATAGTCAAGAGCATTATAAAATTGCTGCATGTTGAGAGTGCCGTCTTTTTTCAGGAACCCATATTGCCGGGCCTGTTCAACGTCGCTCACATACTGTTCTGCACCGCCCGGGTTTTTTGCTTCCTGTTTGGTGTAGTTATCATACGTCAACCCTAGCGATTTAGCCTTTGCGTTATCCTTGAAATACTTAATAACGCCGTCTATTCCGCCGGCTTTATAAATGTCGTATTTCTTTTGGTTAGAGTCCGTAAGCTCCTTGCCGCCTATCTCATGGTCTGCGATCAGCTTTGAGAACGACTTGATATCAGAGATCATTTTAACCTTTTCTGTGTCGTCCAGTCCGTTATACTCGTCGCTATTGATAAGCGCATTGTATAACTTGTCGTTGTTGCCGCCGTATAACTGTTGATACTTTGTAAAGGCTTCCTTGCTTAACTTTGTACCGGCCGTGTCTATCTTTCCACTTGCAACGTCTTTGTAAACATCGCTTCCAGTAGCTTCGTACAGTCTGTTTAACTCTCGGTCAACGTCGGTCACATTGCCTTCTTTGTAATATCCCGGAGAAAGCATCTGATCCATAAGGCGTGTGCCAAAGTTATTACCAAACAATGACGTAGCCAAGCCTTCATTTTGCTGCGTTTGACCGCTAGAGTCAATGTAGGCTTCGTTACCCATAGACAAGAACGGTATCTTGTTAAGGTCCTTCGTTATGGCCTTGTCAAACTGTCTTCTAAACCCTGCCGGTTGATCCGTATAAGTGTTACGTCTTGTATCGTCTATTGCCCTTGCAAACTGTCCTCCGAGTGTCGGAAGGCCCTGCGAAACATAACCAAGCGCCGTGTTAGCGCCGATCGTAGCAAAGGCATTTTCTTTGCTGTATGACAACTCGTTAAGGATATTCTGAATACCCTGTAACATTGACATCTCCGTTACGGGTTCAGCAATAGTCGAAATTGAGCCTATAACTCTATCAATTATATCTTCATCGTCGCCCCGGCCTTTAGCCTGATTCATCAGTTCAGCACCGACAAACAAAGGCATTGACATAGGCGCTAACCAGTCAAGAGTATAAGACTTGTCACCTATTTTAAGTGCGTAGTTCTGTGCGCCTTGTTCTGTCTCGGCCTGATCGACGTTATAACTATCATTGGCCCCGCCGGTCAATAAGCCTTCATGTGCAAGGAACGCTCCAAGTCCCATTATGCCGGTTCCTGTAAGTCCCGATGCGAGATCCTCTATTGCGTCGGCTGCCGTACTGTTCCCGGTCTTAACCGCGTCATACATTTTGCCTATTGCTTTTGCAAGGCTTATAGGTGAATATTTAACGCCCTGTTTGAGTATGTTTATAGGTGTTTTCTTAAACGGTACTAAACCTTCAAGCGCTGCACCGGCCAACTTATGAGACAACTTTCCGTCACTCCGAAGGTCGTTAGACATTCTCGATAAGTAGTCAGCCGCCTTGCTGTACTCATGGAAGGTCGCCTGTTTTGCCTGATCAACCGCATAATCACGGGCCTTCTGTAAAAGTGCCTTGCTTGCGTCGTCGGTCGCGTCAAATATACTCTCGTCTGCACCATTGGCTTTGAGGTATCGTGCAAGTGATCTTGAATACTTTTTCTTCAACGCCGAGTAGTCTTCAAGATTAAGTGCTTTGCTGTTCAGTTCGTCGATCTTTGAAAGCACTTTGCTATTAAACGAATTGCGGGCCCTGCCGATCTCGTCCTTGACATTGTACTTGTTACCCAAGTCATTAAGTGACGCATAAGCAACATCGTCGGCGTCTCTTGCCGCAAGGTCAATGAGCCCCTGATCTTCTGCTCCGAGAAGGGCCTTTGTTCTTTCAATACCCTTACCGCCGGCCGCTTTGTTTGCCCGGTCAAGTGCTTCCTCCATAACAGCCGCTACATTGTCTTTAGCTTCCGTTACCATACGATGTGTCGTATTACCGAGCATATTTCTTAAATGTGTCTTCGGGTTTCCGAGCATTGCTAAATAACGCCACGAATCCCACATTTCACGCCACGTTCTTTTGCCGCCTATATCATCAGCAAGGACCTTAAATACGTCCTGCATAATATCGTCACGGGCTTTACTTGTTGCACCAGTAGCCGACATTCTAGCATATAATCCATTGAGTTTAGACATAGCCTCTTTGGATATACCCGTTGAACCGACTGACTCATACATTGCCAGCATGAGCTTTACTTGATCCGCATTTGCCCCGTGATTAACGGCTTCGATGATGTTCTGTATATTGGACTCGTCCATCCCGGACTTTTCAAGCGCCGAAAAATCTCCCTTCGCGATCTTTTCCGCTGCCGATGTAAGTTTAGCATTTGTCTTGTTGCTCTTTAAGTGTGCTTCCGCTTTATCAACAAGATAATCGGCGGCCTTTGCGAGTGTACCTTCACGGGTATTACCGTATGAGTAGTCTCTTAACGCTCTCAATTCACGGCCTGCGGCCTTTGTTTCAACGGCCTGTTTTAACAAAGTCATGTTAGTCCAAGCCTGATTATTGCTATCGAGTGCATCTTGCAGGATCAACATCGACATATCAACGTCTTTTCCGCTATCCCATTGCCTAGACGCTAGATCATTTATTGCACCCTGTTCGTCGGCTAAATATTCCTGTAATGCCGCCTGTTGTGCTTTGAGACGTTTTTCAATACCCTTATCAAATACGCCGGCCTGCTTTGCATTTTCAACCATTTGCATACGGGCTTTTGACGACTTGATAAGGTCGCTATTTATCAGCGTGTTATAGCGCTGACTTAAATTCTTGCCTTCTTCAAGGTTTGGTGTAGGCGGTTTCGGTCCGTTAGGGGGTACAGATCCGCCGGCCGCTGCCGTTGGCATTTCTTCGGGTGCTATTGCTCCTTCATTATCAACAGGCCCTTTCGGTGTCGTAGGTACATTCTCAATAGGCGGTACGTCTTCCGGCCCATTAAAACGACTTGCCTGTAATTCTTCTAGTTCTGCCATTACCTGACGTAAATTTGCAGCAGCTTCGGGGTTATATATCTCGGTGTCTTCTATATTTTCCTCTATCGACTGTATATAGCCTGACAGATCACGACCTTTTTCAATGTCTTCCGCTA